CATATTACGAGTTTTTCAAATATGCGTGGACCATTCTTGAGCCGGCAACGCCGCTTAAAGACAATTGGCACATAAGGTTTCTTTGCGATACGCTTCAAGATCAGGTTGAACGCGTCGCGTTGCGTCTCCCAAAGGACAAAGACCTCATCATCAATATGCCGCCACGCGCGGCCAAATCTCAAATTTGCACGATCATGCTTACGCCTTGGGCATGGACGCGATTCCCCTATCTTCGGTTCATCAACTCGTCGCATTCGAAAGCCCTGTCGATCGACCATTGCGTAAAGAGCAGGCGCGTCATTGAATCGATTTGGTATCAAGGAATTTGGGGCGACAGGTTTGAAATGCAGGGGGATCAGAACGTCAAGAGTCATTTTGAAAACGACAAGGGAGGCATCAGGTTTGCCGCATCAGTTGACGGTGCCGTGTCCGGTCATGGTGCGGACATCATCGTTTCCGACGACCTTGTGGACGTCAAGGATGCCGAAAGCGAATCCGCTCTTAACGGAGCTTATGAACATTACAAGAACGCCTTATTCACCCGTTTGAATGACCAGGACGTCGGCTTAAGAATCGTGGTGATGCAGCGCGTCCATGAGAAAGACCCTTCGGGCATGCTTCTCAAAGATCGTCCCGAAGACCACGATCACATTTGTTTGCCTCTCGAACCCGACGACAACATCAAACCCAAAGAACTCGCTGAATATTATGGTGGGACGTCTTTCTTCCCGGCGCGATTCACTGACAAGTTCATCACGACCATCAAAAAGATGGGGTCAAGGGCCTATTCCGCACAAATGCAGCAAAAGCCAATGGGGGCCAGCGGAGCCGTGTTCAAACCGGAATGGTTTCGTCATTGGAATGCGTTGCCGGAGAAATTCGACGAATATATTTTGTCATGGGACATGGCTTTCAAGGACCTCAAGACCAGCGATTTCGTTGTCGGTCAGGCATGGGGGCGCGTCGGCGTCGAATGTTATTTCTTGGATCAGGTGCGCGGGCAATGGGACTTCCCTAAAACCGTCGATATGTTTCTTGCTATGATCCAAAAACATCCGCGTGCTACTATCAAAGTGGTCGAGGACAAGGCAAACGGCACGGGGATCATTTCCGTTTTGAAGAGCAAGATTTCTGGCATCGTTCCGGAGAATCCTGAAGGCTCAAAACTTGCGCGAGCGCATGCCGTGACGTTCCTTTTCGAGTCCGGCAATGTTCACTTTCCGCCGAAGGACCGCTGCCCATGGATTCAAGACTACCTCGACGAGCTTTTGAGCTTCACTGGCGAATCAGGGAATCAGGACGACCAAGTTGACGCCACCACGCAGGCATTGAAGAGGATCGGATTGCGGTCTTCATTGAAGCGCCTTAAAGACCTCTTGGAGATGTAAAAAATGGGAAATAACACACTCAAGTTTTGGGATCGCATGGACATGGCATGGAAGAACGTCCTGACGAACCTCGGCGTCAAGAACAAGGACAAAAGACTTGCCGGCGAGATTGGGATCGACATCATGGACAGGGCGACCGCCGAAGCCCTTTATCGTGCCGACGATATTTGCGCGAAGATCGTGGACAAATTGCCGGAAGAAATGCTTCGCGAAGGATTCAAAGTTTGCATTCCTGATGAACAAGACTGGACGCAATGGATCAATGACAAGATCACGAACGGTGGGATCTACAAAAAGCTTGAACTTGCAATGAAATGGGCGCGTCTTTATGGCGGATCCGTGATCTATGTCGGGGCGGATGACGGCAACCTCGAAACCCCGGAAAAGCCGCTTAACTGGAATGCCATTCAAACCATCAAGTATTTGGTCGTCTTGGATCGGTGGCGCATATATCCGGAACAGGTCGATATTGAACGCGACCCACGTAAGCCGAACTTCGACGAACCTGAATTTTATCGCATCGTCACCAATGCCGCGAACCTCGTTGTGCATTCATCGCGGGTCATTCGTTTTGATGGGGTGACGTTGCCTTATATTCAACGCATTCAAAATCAGTATTGGGGCGATTCGGTTCTTTCCCGTGCCTATCCGGTCGTGCGTGACTATCAACTTTCTTACGATGGCATTGCTGCCGCCATGCAAGACCTGATTCAGTCAATCTTCAAGATGGAAAACCTGGCCGAACTCGTGAGTTCAAATCAGGAAGAGCTTTTACAGCGCCGTCTCGAACTAATTAACGTCAAGAAATCGATTCTCAATGCCGTTGTGATTCAGAAGGATGAAGAGTTCAAACGAGAAACAGCGACCTTAACCGGGGTTCCGGAAACGCTGAAGATGTTCGATAGCCGCCTCGTGATGGCCGCCGACATGCCTCACACGATTCTCTTCGGTGACTCTCCAAGCGGGCTTGGCGCAACCGGAGACAGTGAACGGATGGTTTGGTATGACCATGTACGCAACAAGCAGGAATGCGACCTGCGCCCCAAGGTCAACGAACTTGTAAAGCTTTGTTTTGCCGCCAAGGACTCAATTTCGAACGGAGTCATCCCCGATGATTTTGGAGTTGAGTTCGAGCCGCTGTTTCAACCGACCGAAAAAGATCAGGCTGAAACGCGTAAGATCGTGGCCGAAACGGACGATATTTACATCAACAACGGCGTCCTTGATGCTGCCGAGGTCACAGCAAGCCGTTGGGGCACCGGCAAATATTCGATGGAAACCACAATCGACAGTGAGGCCCGCGCAAATCCGGATTATGGGACGGCAACTCCTCCGGACACAACGCCCAACACGGGAGTTTAAACCGTGCCAACGAGACAACAGCGCCAAGACGGATTGATTCAGCGAATCATCCAACAACGCAAACTCGTCGCTGATATTCGTGGCAAGAAAGCAAAGAAGCTTCCCAGGCCGCCTAAGCCGGTGCGCCCTGATGCCGTTGAACGGGCCTATTATCGAGGGCTTCTCGGCATCGTCAATCACATGAATGATCTTGTCTCTCAACGACTTGGGCCTGAAATCAACAAGATCGTGGAAGAGGCAAAGGCTGACCTGAATCGCAGCGACAGTGAACGCCGTGACGCTTATCCTGAAATGATTTCCCGCATCGTCGACGGGATCAAATTTTCTTTTTATCGCGCTCTCTCAGATCGAGAAATCGAACGTTATGCGACGAATGCGGCAACGGCAACCGAAGAACATTCAAGGCGCGAAGTTGGCAAGTCTTTCAAGCGCGTTCTCGGAATCGACGTGAACAATCTCGTGACGACGCCGGCCATCCGAAATCAATTTAACTCGTTCGTTAAAGAGAACGTGAGCCTCATCAAGACCATCCCGGACCAGTATTTCGCACGAATCGAACAGGTTGTTCATCGCGGGGCCGCGACAGGTCGGCCGACAAAGGCAATCGCCGCCGATATTCAAAACGTTTATGGCATCACGAAGAATCGAGCGAAATTGATCGCAAGGGATCAGGTGGCGAAATTCAACGGAACATTGACTCAAGTGCGACAAACCGATCTTGGTATTTCAAAATATACCTGGTCAACTTCGCTCGACGAACGCGTGCGAGGCAATCCCAGCGGGCTTTACCCGAAGGCAAGGCCGTCTCATTATGTGCGAGAAGGCAAGACGTTCTCTTGGGACGATCCTCCGGAAGATGGACATCCTGGCGAACCGATTAATTGCAGGTGTGTCGCGATTGCGGTTTTCGATTAATCCGACATCACGCATCAAAAATCATTCCATTCAAAAATAATTCTCTTCCTTTTGCTCCAATTCACAAAACCTCTGATACGCTTTTCTTACATTGTAATTTTTTCGGGGGTTTACGTTGGCAGAAGTTCGGCGATTCGATCTTGGACAGTTCAGGAAGGCGGAGGTAACGCCTGAAGGATACCTTCGCGCCGATGCTTTTGCCACGCGTACAGGCGTGTTTCGTTACGTTCTACCCGACGGCACTGTGCGCCGCGAACTTCGCACGCCTGACCAGGTTTATCGCCCCGATTCAATGAAGTCTTTGGCCGAGATCGGCGTCACGAACGACCACCCGCCCGAAATGCTTAACGCCAACAACACGGGGAAATTCGCCGTTGGCTTCACAAACAACGCCGTCGAAAGCACGGCTCCCTTCCTCAAGGTCGGAATGACTGTTACCGATGCCCAGGCGGTTAAAGACATCACCGCGAACGGCAAGGCCGAACTTTCTTGCGGTTATACTTGTGACGTTCTCGACGAAAAGGGCGTTTATCAAGGCGAAGAATACGACGCCGTTCAAAAGAATATCCGTTACAATCACCTCGCCATTGTCACCAAAGGCCGCGCTGGACCGATGGCAAGGATTCGTCTCGATGCCGCTGATGCCATTCAGGAATCCGTCGATGCGGATTGGGACACGAACTACATCAATAATTTGCCGGACTCAGCGTTCGCCTACATCGAATCTGGTGGCGATAAAGACGCTGACGGGAAGACTGTGCCGAGATCGTTGCGGCATTTTCCATACAAGAATTCCAATGGGGAAGTTGATCTTCCTCACTTGCGGAATGCGCTGTCGCGCGCGCCTCAATCGCCTTTTGGCGACGAGGCCATGAGTAAGTTGCAGGCCGCCGCTAAGGCTGCCGGCGTCGGCGCACCCGCCGAACAACCTAAACAAGATCAAGGGGGACAAATGGCAAAGGTCAAAATTGACGCCGTTGAATACGAACTTTCCGAGGCCGTGGCCTCTGTCGTTTCGACGAAGATGGACGCTTTCACCAAGGCGGTGGACGGCTCCAAAAAAGAAATCGAATCGCTTACCGGACGCGTTGACGCGCTCCAATCCGAACTCAAGGCCAAGACCGAAGAGTTGGAAAAAGCGAAAACCGAGAAATTGGACCGCGCGCAAATGCTCGCGATCGCAAAAGAACGCCTCGCTCTCGAAGGCATTGCCAAGGAAATCTTGGGCGCTGACGAAAAACTCGATGCGTTGTCTGACTCGGAAATCAAGGCCAAAGTCATCAAGAAACGCAATCCTGATGTGGCTGTTGAAGGCAAGTCGGAAGACTACCTCAATGGTCGCTTCGATGTGTTGCGTGAAACCTTGGCGAACGGTTCCAAGGATAAAGTTGCGGACGCGATCAAAGATGCGCCCCGCAATGACGGCACCGTCACCGACGCCGCCGCCGCGCGCAAAAAGATGATGGAAGATGCGCAGAACGCTTGGAAAAACAAAGTCGCCTAAACAGGAGGAATTTATATGTCCCAGACTACCTACGCAATCAATCAAGGGGTCGGAATCTCCGGCCAACCCGCGACGATCGCGGATTACCTCGGCTTAACCTTCAACAATCCTGTCGTCGAAGTGAAATTCGGCCGCGCGGTTGTGAAGATTTCCGGCGACGACAACGGCTGTAAGCTGCCCGTCTCCGGCACCGACGTGTTCCTCGGCGTTGCAATCCGCAATGTCCATAGCCCCGAAGACAAATACCTCGTTCAAAGCGAGATCGGCGTTATGAAACGCGGCCAAATCTATGTCGAAGTCGAAGAAGCGGTGACGCCTGACGACACCGTTTTTGTTCGTTTCGCCACGGGGGCGGGCGGTTCCGAAAAAGGAATCTTCCGTAATGACGCCGACACTGCGACCGCTGTCGCTTTGCCAGGTGCCAAATTCTTAACTTCGGCGTCGGCCGGCGGTGTCGCCATGCTCGACCTGAACCTTGATTAATTTTTGAAAGGGGAAAATTTACCATGAAAAAGATTCAATCCGAAAGACTCGATGCGAATGAAAATATTTTCTTCGCACGAGAACTCGAAGCCACGAAGGCGCGGTCTTACGACGTCAAATATCCTATGTTGAAGGCTCGTTCGTTGTTTCCGGTTTCTTATGAAGCCGGTCCCGGCGCTGAGACCATCAAATATGAACAGTTCGATCAAGTCGGACTGGCAAAAGTCGTGTCGTCTTATGCACACGATTTTCCTCGCGCCGATGTGAAGGGAAAGGAATTCCGCTCCCCGATCAAATCGTTGGGCGCTTCCTATGGTTACAACATTCAAGAGGTCCGCGCTGCCGCTTTGGCCAACAAACCGTTGGAACAACGCCGTGCGAGCGCCGCGAAACGTGCGATTCTCCAAGCTGAGAACACGATCGCGTTTGCCGGTGATTCCGAGTACAACCTGCCTGGCTTTTTCTCGAACACCAACATCCCGTTGGTGACGGTTCCTGCCGATGGCACGGGTGCTTCGACGTTCTTCTCGGCCAAGACTCCGGACCAAATCATTCGTGACGTGAATACGCTCATCAATGCGATTCCATCGGCAACGTTCGGAATCGAAGTGGCGAACACCGTGTTGTTCCCCATTGAGCAATTCACTTACATGAGCACGACCCCGCGTTCGTCCACGAGCGACACGACGATCT